CATTGCCGTCAGGCGCTAATTCATCGCAGTATTTTGCAATTCGATACAGAGCAAACTTATCAATATCAGTCTCTTGAATCCAATTTCCTAGACCGTAGCGATTATTGACCACCATGTCGTAGAAAACCCACGCTGGATTATTTGTGTATTCTTTTTCGGATTTGAAAGCGCCCGACCATGTTCCTGAATATGATGCGACTCCTGTGGAGGACTTTTCTCGAGTTGTGTAAGTATCTGGAACAAGTACCTTCATACCTCGGCAGAGATAAGTTCTTTTTGGATTATTCGAGAAATCTCTTGTAGAAAATCGTGTGTGTGCGTATGCTGTGTAAGGCCAAGTAAGTGGCTCTGAAATCACTGCTGTAAGTTGAGTAATTGTTGCAGCACTGGTTCCTTCATAGCCGTCTACATTGGGGCCGTTCGTGCCATAGTTTGCTGCTGCATCAATATTTGATTCTCTTGTAACACGAATCTTAAAGTTTGTAAACGTACCAAATTTATTAAGGTCTATAGTCTCTAAAAAGCTAATTGGAGAAGTGTGTGTTCCTCCGTGAAAAACCTCCAAATTATAGGGCTGATATGCTCCGAAAGAAGAACCTGCCGCATCAGTAGCAAGTGCAACCTCTATCTTGTAAAAAGCTTGTCCAGGTAGAGTCGCTCCTTTATCAGATCTATTATAAAGTGCAGGATAATTAAAAAGAATTTTTACTAAGTCTGTCTGAGTATACTTATCAACAGTTCCTCCAGAGTAAAAATCGCTTCCAGCATATTCATATACTTGAGTTCCTGTGTCACCTGGCCCTACAATTGCATTACTAACAGAAGTAGTTACAGCAGCAGCACTGGAAAGGGAACTATCTTTTGAAATAATTGGGGCTTGTCCCAAAGTTCCTGTTCGAAATTGAGGAGTTGTATTTTTATACTTGCTTGTAGCAGTAGTACCAGAATCTATAGAGTTTCCAGAAATATTTCCTTTAAAAGTACCTGTGAGAGTGGAAGCAGAAGCGAGTGTAAATGTTCCGGTTGAATAACTTGCAACTTCATGAGCAACATCAACTCTTACAGAATAGGTCGCAGTAAAATCGGTTATTCTATTTATAAATCCTTCTGTAGCTATTCTAACAGAGGAAGCGCTCGTTCTAGATTCAATAGGTCCGGAAGCTACGACCTGTCCTTCAGAATCAATAAGACTTACTATTGTGTAAGATTCTCCTCTACCTGCTACAGAGTCTCCCGATCCTATTGTATAGCTAGTATCAAATATAGATGTTACAGTATTTACTGTAAGCCTGCTTTTATTTGGCCAGCCGGATGTTATTGCTACACTGCTAGTAGTGCCTGTTTCGCCGCCTACCGCTGTAAGGTATCTTTTTTCTGTGAAGTCACCAAAATCTAAATTGGAAGGAACATTTGCTGAAGTTACTGTAGTGGTTCCATTAAAAGTAAAGTCTGCTGAAGTTGCACTTGCATACACAGGACTATCAGAAGCATCTGCTAATGGCTTATCATCAAAATATACAGACGAAGTGCCGTTTACAAGTCCGTAAATTGGCCCCTCTGAAATAATGTCGACTGCTGTAATATACTGAGCATTTGATTTTACATTATTAAATTCAGAAGCGGAGTCAATATCGACGCCCTGTCCAGGATCATTAATATTCTCTAACCCACCCGAAGAATCACTAGACGGAACATTTGCATCGTATGCCTCGTTTTCGGCTGCGTCAGTTATATTTCCCTCTGCATCTACCCAAGCATTAACAGCCGCTATGTCAGAACCAGACTTATAATCGTCTTGATCAATATTGAGAGAGACAGGCATTCCAGGTACGCGAAGTTCGCCGTAAAGAACAGGTACTGGGTCACCTTCGGAAACGTTTCTTTGTCCACCATTAAAAAGGTAGCTTTCTTCTGGGTCTGAGTCCACAGAGGGGTCAGGGGCCATAAGCTGCTGAATACCAGTTAATGCTAAGTTAGTCGCAATACCTGCGGCTACTAGACCATAGGTACTTAGTGTCTGGGCTCCAGCGGCCGTAGTGTTGAAGAAAAAGGCGTTTAATGCACCCGAGCCTCCTGCAGACACTACTAATAGAGCTGCAATTGCTACTGCGGTAAGAATCTTTGCCCCACCAGACTTTGAACCTCCGATGACAGGAGTAATGATAATATCACCTTCTCGAAAAGGCAACAGACATTCACGAGGGTCTTCAAGCATTCGTCCCTGTATCTCTACAGAGAATCCTATATCTTGTTCATGGGCTTCAATTAAATATTTTCTAAAATCAGGATAGTTTGCCTGAATACAACGGAACGCTTCTGCAACGCTATCGCCACAGAAGTCCAGTACTGGAGTAATCTCTTTGCCTAAGTGTCCGTCTAAAAATATTTTACGGTTCATATCTGTAAATTCCGGTTAAGTACTTTATCCATAAAGGGTATAAACTTTCTCTGCAAGATAGTCGATTTACTGCATGATGAAACATCACATCATCACCAATAAAAACTCCGCAGTGATTAGGAACATCTGCTCCCATTGTAAAAATTAGTAAGTCTTGTGGCTGTGGGTCATCTTCTACTTTTCTAAAGCCCCACTCAGCTATATGCTCGTCTGTAAAATAATTGTGCCCTTTTTCCCACCAATCATCGAGATATGGGGCACGTTCTCTCAAATCTATATTAAAGTAATGCTTGTAGTAATCTCTTGCTGCCTCTAGGCAGTCTGTGACACCGAACTCATACTCTCTGCCTATAAGAGGATTCAGTACCTCTTCAGGCTCCACAATATTTAAGTCCATACCAGGATAAGAAAATATCCAGTATGGTATTCCTAGTATGTTACAATGTTTGATATCATTGCTACTAGGATCAGAAGATCCGCCAGGATGGTTATGAACAATAGCGAATATGTCAGCTCTTTTTCTAATTTCATTATACTGCTTTGGGTCAAGTATGAAGTCTTCGTAGTCTTCGGCAAGATTGTCACAAGGAAACCACTCTTTCTTTCCTTTTACTATTCCAATTATGCCACACGCTTCTTTTGGATACCACTTGTCAAAGTGCTCCTGTATCTCTTCGATCATCTAAACTTCCTGCTGCCTGGGAATGCTCCAAAAGGCAAGGGTTCGGTTGTCATATGTCTTTGTGCGCCGCCATCTACATCGGCATTTCCATTTATGTCTGGTCGAAACTGAAATCTTGCTTTACAAGAAGAAAGTTTCTTACCGCAGACATCTCCACGAACCCAAAAGCGAGAGTCTGGGTCTGGAGTATTTCCTGTTCCTGCGCGTACACACTTCCATACAGTGTTATCATATTCTACATAGTCGTCTACAGCATAAGCTGTAGCTGCGGAATATACTGTGTAAGTTTCGTAAGGAATTGTGAGTGTATCACCAGAAGGAATAATTGGCACATCCCCATCTGTAAAATATGCTTTATAATCGGTACCGTCTATATTAATCTGGCTGTTTACTCTCCAGGTACATCCACCGACATCTGACCTATCGTATCCCTGATATACCCAAGAGCAGTATTTTCCAACTACAGTTCTACCTGGAATTGTGATACCTGTAACATCAAAGGGTGCAGCGAGTTCAAAAGATACGGAGACAGCGGTTTCTGCTGAGATTCTGTCTATATAGTAAATCTTTTTGGGAAACTCGACAGTTGGGCTTGTAGAGAGATGCTGCTCAAGAGTGCTACGAACAGTAACTTTTGTACCAATAAGGTCTTTGTTTTGAAGCCCGCCAAGAGAATCTGACCAAGTAGAAAGTACATTCGCTACAGTCATCTCGGGGCGGTTGATAGCTCCGTCAGCATTTATCTCAAGGCCAGTAACTTCAATTGGAAATGCTGAGTAAGTATTTCCATCAAACACAAGATCTGCAAGAGTCTCGTCGACTCCTGGGTGCAGATATATGGTTCCTCCTGAGAGTTCAATTTCATAGAAGTATAGTATTCCACCTATCTCATGAAGTTGAACTACATCTATTAAATCTGTCATGCTTCGTAAACTCTTCTAAAGGTTGCTGTAACTGTATGGCAGTCGTTCTGAGTATAGACCATATTCCAGGTCTCGCATACTACTTTGAGCGTTCTTTCGGGAGGTGACTCATTCGTATCACTAATTGTATAATTAAAGGAGGTTGCGCCACCGAGAGACTCGAAGTAGCCTACTATATCATCCGCTTCGGCGGATGGCCGATTGACGAAAGTTATATTAAAAGTTTCAGCTACACTGTTTATGCCATCAATCGCTCTTTGTTCGTATCCATCACCAAAACGAGCAGTAAGAACTTTAGGCGTACTTGCTTTTTGAAGAGAGCGATCTGGTTTTATATCTCTGCTTCCATAAGGTGCTGAAGTTGTAAATCCAATTGCCATTATGCTGCTCCGTACGGACTAAGTATTCCGCCTGCTCTCTTTTGATTCTGAAGTTCTTTCTGTACTGCTTGTGCAATAATATTTCCGATGTTTGGCCCCTGCTGAGAAGTATCAGTAGTAGCATTACCTTGATTATCAATAGCTACATTTACTGTAACATTGTTCTGTTGGGTTGATCCTGTCATCTCTACTGGTATTGACCGTCCATTGGGGAGCGGCACGATAGCCTCTGTTCCATGCAGCATGGCAGGATAGCCAGAAGTGCTTCCCGTAGCAATTCCTCCAGAAGCATATCCTGACATCATTTTACCTTTAGAAGCTACGCCACCGTTCCGGCCACCAAGTACTGAAGATAATGTAAATCCTGCTGATTGTTGAGGCTGTCCTAAACTTGCTCCGATAGCGGACATATTTGCGGGGCCTGCAGCAGCGGGTTGAAACACAGCCATAAGTGCTCGCATTACCAACATTCGAGAGATCATACTAGCTATATCTTTTAGTATATTTACTGCCATACCTTTAAAAGCATCTTTAAAAGACTTAGTACCATCTATAAGTCCTGTAAGAGCATTTGTCATTCCCTCAGTAATAGAATTATATAAACCTTCTTGAAGTTGAATAGCTTCGTTTAAAAAGTATTGTTCTTCTACCTGTTGTCTTAAAGTAGCGAGTTGTTCTGCGCTTAGAACAAGACCTTGACTTCTAGCTTCTAAGACTTTACTCTCAAATGATTGTACTAAAGGATTAAGAGAAACCCCCTTTCGTCTCGCCTCTAAAAGTTCCGTTTCCCCTTTTACTTTATTTACAAAACTAGCTTCCTGATTTCGAGAAATTTCAAGGTCTAATTTGCGAAGCTCTATTGTGTTATTTAAAGCAGTAATTTGTGCTTCTACACCTTGTGCTGCAATAAGGTCTCCCTCTGATAGCTTTTGATAGTAAAGTGCGGCTTGCTGAGCTAGCTTTTGATAATTAAGATTTATATCAGCTTCTATATTACTTTCTGTAGCACTTCTAAGCTCTCTAGCGTTCTGAAAACCAAAAGTGCCTCCTATTTGGGAGGAAATTCGTTTTTCTTGTAATTTAGCTGTGTTTAACCTTCTCTGAGACTCTAATTCTCTTTCTTTAAGAGATAGAGATATTTTTTGAAATGATATCGCACTTTCTTCGAGCCTATTTCTCTGCTCTTCTAAATCGACTTCGTATTCTGCTATAGTCAACCTAGTTCTAGCAAGGTCTCTAGCTTGAATAGCATTTTGATATGCTACTTCACTTTCATCAGTATTCTGTGCTTTTAAGGCAGCTATAACAGCTTCCTGTTCCTGTAGTGCTCTTTGAGCAGTTAAAATTTTATTTTCTTGTATTGCCCTTTTAGCTGCTATATTCTGTAATTTTTCTTCGAGACTAATCCCTACCGTTTTAAGTGCGGAAGATTCTAATTCATTAGACAGAATCTTTGAATCTATTTCAAAGATTTTTTCTCTAATCTCTGATGTTGCATCTAGTACTCTTTGGTTTTGTTCTAATGCTTTGGTGATCGCATCTATTTCTGCTCCTCCTTGCGATAAAGCAAGCCTTATTTGTTCTAACCCTTCTTGGGTTACAACGCCTAAATTGCCAAAAGCAAAAGCCTCTTCTTGGTCTTGAAATTCTTTTTTAAGCCTATTATACTCTCTTGAAGCGCCTTCTAACTGAAGTGTAAGATTTTCAACATTAGATCCAGCATCTAATATGACTTGATCTACTGCTGTGCTTTTAGCTGATTGAGCTACTTTTGATAAAGATAAAGCTAATTGTTGTGTAGATTCTGCTACACCTTTAGAAGCTTTTCCTGCATTAACATAAGCGCCTTGGAGAGAAACTAGCTCTCCAATTTGTTGTTGTGTTAAAGGTATTCCTGTATTTAAAGCATTATTAAAAAGACCAAAAGCATCATCTATATCTACTAATTTATCGATAGTTCCTTGTAAAGCTTTAGTAGCTTCTTCATTATTTCTATCCAGCACTTCTATTTGCAGTGCTAAATCTAATAGATCGATATTTCCTACAGAACTGCCCAAATTTTCTATGGTTTGGGACAGAGATAGTAGCCCTACTGTGCTTCTTGCTTTAGAGCTTCTTGAAAGTTCTTCATTTAGTTCTTTATACTTTTCTATTAATCTATTTGTTTGTTCTTCCAATCTTTTTTGAGCCTCTAATGCTTCATCGGGGCCTTTCTTATATCCCCTCCAAGCATCATAAGCTTCTTTTAATATTACAATTAGACTTACAATGGATACTATTGAAAAAGCAGCGTTTATAACAGAAGTAATTACTCCAAAAGCTTTAGTCACAATTCCAGCTAAACCTATAACTGCTTGTCCTACTCTGAGACCTAAAAGCTTAAATCCCGTGCCCAGCCTTCCTATTTGTACTTGTATTTTTCCAAAAGTACTGGTAGTTTTTGCTAACATTAGTTCTAATCCAGCTATATAGTCAGCTGCCATTTTTTTGCTCATTTGAGTAATAGCGCCCTGACCCCTTCTAGCTTGAGTTAATAAACCGGCTAAAGCTCTTTTGCTAACATTTTCTATATTTCCAGCTTGAATTTTTAAAATGCTGTCTGTTTTAGAGGTAACATTTTTGAGTGAGTTAGTTACTGCTACTTGACCTTGTTGAGCAGTTCCTAATCTTTTGTACGCTGCTGATGTCCTCTCAACTGATTCTGAGGCGGAATTGAATACACCAGATAGTTTATTACCTAATTCTTTTGAGCCTACCTCTAATTTCTTAAAGTCGGGCAAAATACTTCTAACAATAGGTGCCGCGAATCCTGTTAAAGCAAGAAGAAGGGTGTTTCTATTTTCGGTTAAAATTTTAAAGAGAGGGGTAAGTCCTTGCGCTACTAGTAATTTTATTTGGTTTAATAGCTCATCAAAGGATCTTATAAATTGTTGTAAAGCAAAAGCATCTGGATCTAATAGCTGTGCTATCTCATCAAATTTTCTTTCACCTTGTGTGAGAACTTCATTGGTAACT